GATTATGATAGCTCTGCCAGAGATGATAAAGAAAGCTAGCTAAAAAAAGCTTAATAATACTCTGAGACTTATGATTAGTTCGTGTTAATAATAAAGAAAGAAAAAGCTTAAAGATAAAAGAAATATTGCAATAATTTCTGATAGAAATACAAACATAATATTTTTGATATTATTAATTGTATTGCAATTAGATTGCTTCGTGTTACTGATAGAAATTAATCGTATCTTATGATGTAAAGATGTAGCAAACTCGGCCTGCGGCCAGAGCCAATCCTGTGATTGTCACAAGCAACCTTTAGATTCTCTTTCGTAGTTTTGTATCGTGCCGAACTACCGTGCCCTGGTGGATGGTTTACCTTAGGTGCATGGAAAACAAATCACCCATGACTGATCAAGAAATGTCTGCAACAATCTATCGTGGATTGTTCACTGATGCAGAGTGGGAAATCATTGATGAAGCACTCTCTGAGTATCAAGATCATCTCGGTGAAGATGTAGAACAAGAACAAAACTATTATTCCCTTCAAGCAAAGATCTACGCAATCTTCAAACTCACTAACAACAAATGATCAAAGATCCCTGTACAATCGCTCTCGAACTTGACAAAGAATTGATGCAAATTCACACAAACCCCTACGTTGAAAATCTTGTAGAAATGGGTTATGATCGCGCTGACTGTGAAACAGTTGCAGTCGCAGGAGTTGATAAGACTTTCCCACTGAACATTCACGGGAGAGTATATCAAACTCAAGAGGAGTACGATGAAGCACTCCACGATTTTCTGAACGGTATTTGAGCAACTAACTATGTGGGATGAAATTCAAGACATGCCTGGTGAAATCTTCGACATTAAAGAAGAAGATCTCATGGCAGTTTTCGATGACACAATCAACGAAGATTTCGACAGAGAGACTAAGAAACTCTTAGACCAGTTCTAGAACCGGCCCTGGCCCCTTTACAGGGGGCGCCAGGGGCCCTATATTGGCCACATACCAAAGGGAAACAACTTTGTTCATCGACACCTTCCGACTCTCTGACGCTGTTGACGGTATCAACCTGCCCCTCTGGAAGCGTGGCAGTCAGATCACCTGGCAGAGCGGAACCGTCTCAACCTATCAGATCAAGCGCCGCCATCAGGTGGCATTCCTGATGATGAACGCCATCTCTCCTGAGTCGGTCTCCTATGGACGATTCGCGAACTGGGCTAAAAACGGCGCGTTCTTCGCCTGAGGGCCCTATACTGGCCACATGAAAAACAACGACATGAAATCAGTTCACAACGGCGCCTTCCTGGTGAACGAGACTGCTGCTAACGACTCCGCGTGCCAGTGGGCCATGAAATCCTACATGGAGCAGATCCAACGGGAAGCGATGCGTGCCAAAGCAATCCGTGAGGGTCGCATCTCCAACGATGGCCAGTGGGGAGACTGGAACATCTCCGACCGCCACTGATCCACAGAGGCCCTATACTGGCCACAGTTCAAACAAACCCCTTTCACTTCTCACATGCGTAAGATCGAACAGCAAATGAACGCCGCCATTTCTAACAACCAGAACTGGCAATCTGCAAACACTGCTGTTACCTTTGACGAGGAATCCAACGTCTCCACAGTGTTCCTCCACGGCAACAAGATTGCTGAGGTTGGTGACACTTTCATCCGACTCTTTGATGGCGGTTGGCAATCCAACACCACCAAATCACGTCTCAATGCTATTCTCTCTGAGCACGGAGATGTGGGCGATCGTGTATTCCAAAAGGCATTCGATTGGTTCGTTTCGATGAACACTGCCCAAGGAATTACGACCGTTCCGTTCTTCTCTTCCATGCGTCTTGCCAACTATTGAGCAATGAAATGGAGGGCCCTTTGCCCTCCTCCCCGCTTCGTGTATACTGGCCAAGTCACCAACCAACACCATGACCCGCTCCGAACTTGACTCCCGCATCGCCGCTGGTGAGTTCACCGTCACCAAACTGCCGACCCGCAAACCCCGCAAGAGCGAGCTCATCTTCTCCATGACCAAGGGACCGAGGACCAACACCAACCGCCGAGGTCAGGCATACCAGGGACACGCCACCCATGCTGAGTCGGCCGTGGTAGAAGGCAACCAGGGGGCCTACTTTAAGACCTCCGGCTGAGGTCCCCCTACGGGGCGCTTCGTGCTCCCAGCAGGGGGCTGCAGTTCTGGGGGGTTTTATGTCCCCCCTAGGGGTCCCTTAGTAAAAACGCTGGGTCCCCCTAATCTATAAAAGTATGCATCCGAGACAGCCATATAAAACGCAACACTTTTCCGTGGCCCTCAAAAAAATTTCCGTGGCCACAAAACCCCCCAAGGGTCGATGTATAATTACTCATAGTATATCGGAGGATATATGAAGGATCGAGTGTTTCATGTCTACAAGAAGGGAACAAACGACGTGCAACTCCATAGTCTTTCAACGGACGAACTGGAGGACGCTATAAAATCCGAGCAAATCAAGTTCGGAGAAGTAGAGATAGAACCGTTAACAGTTGAAAGAGGGGAGGATGCGTCTTATTGACGAGCTCCTATATACATGGTATGATTTCATTAAACTCACTGAATTTTCATGGCAAAAGGATTTAAAGTGCAGGCAGCAGCACCGACTGCCCCTGCGGATGACTTTGACATCGAACTATGTAAGAAAGAAATCCAGGGCAAGAAGATTGTGTTCTGTCTTCCTGGCCGTGGATGTTCTTACACATTTCTAAAGAACTTCGTGCAACTCTGTTTTGATCTCGTACAGAGTGGTGCAAGCATTCAGATTTCACAAGACTACAGTTCCATGGTGAACTTTGCAAGATGCAAGGTACTTGGAGCGAACGTCCTGCGTGGAAAGAATCAGATTCCATGGGACGGCAAACTCGAATATGATTATCAACTCTGGATTGATAACGACATTGTTTTCAGTACTGAGAGTTTCTATCGTCTGTTCCAACTCGGACTTGAACATGAGATCGCAGCTGGTTGGTACGCTACTGAGGATGGACACACAACTTCCGTTGCTCACTGGCTTGAAGAGGATGACTTTGTGAAGAACCGTGGTGTGATGAACCACGAAACCGTTGAGACCATGGGTAAACGTCGTAAACCCTTTACGGTTGACTACACAGGTTTCGGATGGGTTCTGATCAAGAAGGGTGTCTTTGAGAACTTGGAGTATCCTTGGTTTGCCCCTCAGATGCAAGTCTTTGAGAGTGGTGAGGTACAGGACATGTGTGGTGAGGACGTAAGTTTCTGTCTTGATGCCAAGAAGATGGGCATGGAGATCTGGTGTGACCCTCGGATTCGTGTGGGCCATGAAAAAACTCGGGTTATTTGAGATCCGCGTCAGCGGCGAGCTCGTCTACTCGGTAAATAACGAAGACGACGCTCTTGACAAGTTACAGGACCTGGCTCTAGAATATTACGAGACAGGTTCACCTGATCCATCCACCATTGAATTCATAAGACATGGCGAAACTCAAAGCATCCCTGACGGGGAAAGTATTCATTGATTCACGGCCGAAAAAAACTCGGCAAGGAAGTGGACAACACACCAAATATGCCGCTAGTTCGGCAAACGCAAAGAAAAAACGTTATCGAGGACAAGGACGATGAGTTACAACGTTACCCTAATTACTGAAGAAGGAGAAGTCAACATCGTATGTGATGAAGACACTTCAATTCTAGATGCTGCAGAAGAACAAGGTGTAGATATCAATTACTCTTGTCGTGCAGGTGCCTGTTCCTCTTGTGCAGGTAAACTCGTTGAGGGTACTGTAGATCAAGAAGATCAATCGTTCCTTGATGATGATCAAATCGATGCTGGTTTTATTCTCACCTGTGTGGCAAAACCAACTTCTGATTGTGTAGTCGAAACTGGTAAAGAAGACGAATTGTACTAATGTCAACTTTAATTTGCAATCTTCCATCACAGGAGATCTGGGTAAGAAAAGAATATCTCACAGATCATCAGTCTGGACATGGTGAGTTTGTAAAAGGCGTCTGGGTATCGGCTAAGTCGATTCCTGGACGTGCTTTTTATTTTGAGACGTATTTACCCGAATACGCAGCAATGTATGACAAACTCCCCATCAGTGCCTTTGTGTCAGAACCAAAGACACCTGATCCTGATATGAACCTTCCTAACCTACAGTTCTGGAACTGTATGGATTATGGTGTAGTGTCTATTCATAAACAATTCATTGGTTCAATGGATTATGAATTGTATACACGAGACTTCGGTATTCAGAAAGGAACATATATTTGCACAATTGATAATTATCATCAAGATTGTGACATGATCGATTATGCCACAAGTGAAAATCCTGCAGAACATAAGTCTCACAACTTGATTGAGTTAAATAATGGCCAATTCGCACTCTATCCAAACAATAGAATGCGTATCTTTGACAACAGTTTGACACCTGTTGATCCTAAGATGCCTGATTTCAAGGTTTCAACGGAGTTTTATCAAGTTGAAAATGGATTTGAAAGACTCGGAATGGGCCGTGAAGATGAATATTTCTGGAAAACTGCTCAGGAACGTAATCAGGAGAAGGAAAATGGGAATCCAACCGACTGATTTGGGTCAAGATTTTGTAAAAAAGGGAATGAGGTTGATTACACAGACCTCTTCAGATGCGCTTATGAAAAAAGCTAGTGACAAGAAGAAAAAATCAGAAGATTTTAAAAAAGAAGTATAAATATATAAGACCAAAGTGTATCGGCAGATGCCAGCCATTGGAAAATCTAGATTTTTTAAGGATATTTCACTAACTTTTAAGAGGCATCCTGTAACGAATGACCTGATTTCGTTAACAAACGAAGCAGCCATCAAAAAATCTGTCAGAAATCTGGTTGAAACGATAAATGGTGAACGTCCTTTTAACTCATTAGTTGGTTCAGCTGTTCGTCAAAGTCTTTTTGAACCTGCCGATAGTGAAATTTTGTTCAGATTAGAACAAGAAATTACTACATCTATCGAAAACTTTGAAAAAAGGGTCAAATTGACCTCTGTAAGAGCATCTCACCCCCCTGATAGTAACGAAATTACTGTCGATATCAACTATACAATCATCGGTGAAGTCTTTCCTCCTCAAGAGGTATCGTTTATTCTTCAACCAACTAGACAATAATGGCATTCACACAATATACAACTCTAGATTTTGAAGAAATTAAGGCTTCAATTCGCGAATATTTGAGATCTAACTCAAATTTTACGGATTTTGACTTTGAAGGATCGAACATGTCGATCCTAATTGACACATTAGCGTACAATACCTACGTTAATGCATACAATACCAACATGGTTGCTAATGAGGCATTTCTCGATAGCGCTACATTAAGAGAAAATGTCGTTGCATTAGCACGAAATGTTGGTTATGTTCCCAGATCTCGTCGTTCTTCGACCGCTCAAATCAGTTTTAGTGTAAATTTGGGTCTTGGTCAGACAAAATCTACGGTAACACTTAAAGCTGGATTGGTTGCGATTGGTGATTTTCAGAATACTAACTACACTTTTTGTATTGAGAAAGACGTTACTAACCCAGTCATCAACGGAATCTGTAATTTTACTGTTGATGTCAAAGAAGGAACGTTTTTAAGCAAACAATTTGTTGTTGATAAGTCTCAACCTAACCAGAGATTCATAATTCCTAATGCATATGTCGATACTTCATCAATTGTTGTAAAAGTTAGAGACACTGCATCTTCTTCAAATACTAGAATTTGGAATTTAGTTGATAATATTGTTGGTGTTAAAACAACTTCCGAACAATTCTTGATTCAAGAGGTTCAAGATGAAAAATATGAACTTCTTTTCGGTGATGGTTTACTTGGAAGACAACTGAATAACGGCCAAGTTGTTGATGTAACGTATATCACGACAAATGGTTCGACCGGCAACGGTGTTCGTAACTTTGCTTTTGCAGGAACGCTGGTTGACAACGATGGAGTCGATATTACTAGTGGAATTTCTGACATCAGAACAAATATTCCTTCAAAAAATGGTGCAGAAGTTGAATCTTTGTCTAGTATCAAGAATTTAGCACCAAGATTCTACGCAGCTCAACATCGCGCAGTCACTGCACTTGATTATGAAGCGATTATTCCTCAAATTTATCCAAATACGGAGAGTGTAGTTGCTTATGGTGGAGAATCTTCAGATCCTCCACAATTTGGTAAGGTCTTTATCTCAATCAAACCAAATAATGGCCAATTCATTTCTGATTTTGATAGAAGAAATCTTTTAGATAAGTTAAAACAATACTCTGTTGCTGGTATTGTACCAGAATTCATTGATCTGAAGTTTTTATATGTTGAAATCAACAGTTCTGTCTATTATAACACCAATGCAATCTCCGATTCAGATTCTCTGAAGACAACAGTTATCAATAATTTGAATACATATGCAAAATCTGAAGATTTGAATAAGTTCGGTGGTAGATTTAAGTATAGTAAAGTACAAAATGTTATTGACGAGAGTTCTAGTGCAATTGTATCGAACATCACAAAGGTAAAAATCCGCAGAAATCTTGAAGCCAATCTTACAAACCCATCACAATATGAGTTGTGTTATGGAAATGCGTTCCATAACCGAAAAACTGGATATAATATCAAATCTACGGGTTTTAGATTAGATGGAGTTAAAGAAGAGGTCTTTATGGCCGATCAATACATTTCTGCAACTAGGGGTCGTCTTTTCTTCTTCACTGTTGAACCAGGTAGAGAACCAAATGTGATTGTAAAGAACGCAGGTACAGTTAAATATGACGTTGGTGAAATCCTTATAGATACTGTTAGGTTTGTAGCGACATCTTTACCAGAACATCAAATTGAAATTGAGGCGATTCCCGATTCTAATGATGTTTTAGGACTTCAAGATCTTTATGTACAATTGGCGGTTGACAAATCTACCATTACACCAACAATTGACGCAATCGCATCTGGTTCGGATAATTCAGGAACCAGTTTTGTTACAACTTCTAGCTTCTCCAACGGCAAGTATATTAGAGAGTAATGATCGACACTAGTTTCCAGAAAGTAAAGGTCAACCAGGTAGTCTTCAGCCAATTACCTGCTTTCGTACAAGAGGAAAATCCTCTATTTGTCGATTTTTTAAAAACATACTACCTTGGTGAAGAATATCAAGGTGGTAATATTGATATTATTCAAAATTTCAATCAATATCAGAAAGCTGAGACTTTTAGTGGTAACGAGAACCTGATTGGTTTTACCACATGCACTTCTGATGTTACATTTTTTGATTCTACGATTAATGTAGTTTCGACTGACGGTTGGCCTGAAAAATATGGTCTCTTAAAAATTAACGACGAGATCATTTCTTACACTGGTAAGACAGAAACCTCTTTTACGGGGTGCCTGAGGGGTTTCACGGGGGTTGAAAGTCTTCATCATGAGTCTGACCCACAGCAGCTAGTATTTTCCGAAACTAAGTCCGACGATCATAAAAATCAAACTCAGGTAATCAATCTGAGTAATCTTTTTCTTCAAGAGTTTTGGAGAAAACTCAAAGATATTTTTCTGCCTGGATTTGAAGACAGAAAACTTGTAAACAGTGTAGATAAAGCAAACTTTTTAAGACAAGCGAAAGACCTTTTTGCTTCCAAAGGAACTGATAATGCTGTAGCTATCCTCTTTAAGGTTCTTTATGGAAAAGAGAGTGAAGTTATCAAGCCAATTAACTATCTTTTCTCGCCATCTGATGGTGATTATGTTGTAACTACAGATATTGTTGCGGAATTGATTAGTGGTGATCCTACAAAGATTCAGGGTCAAGTTTTAAAACAAACTGGTGATGAATATTCATCAGCATCTATCTTTAACGTAAGATTTAATGGCCAGAACGGCCGTCCTTATTATATTATTAGTCTGAGTAGAGAAACTATCCAGGGTTCTTTTGAACCCACTGGTGGATCTGCAATTACTAATAATGTTGCTATTGGTGATACAGTTTTAACTGTTGATTCTACTCTTGGATTTGCTGAAAGTGGAGAGTTGTACGTTGGAGCTGGATTAACAGTTGGTATTGCGTCTTATTCATCCAAAACTTCCACTCAGTTCTTTGGTGTAACTGGTATTTCTTCTGCTTACGAAGCTGGAAAGTTCGTTCGTGGCGAAAATACCGTTTTTTCATATGAAGACGGTAATATCAAAAAACCTGTCATTTTTAGAATGACGGCAGTAGCCACTGGCGCTCCACTTGATAATGTTTCATATCTTTTTGAGGGAGATATCTTAAAAGCGAAGAGTTTGGGTAATTTGAGTCTTGCTGGTAATCAAAGACTCAATAGTTGGATTCATAATATCCAAACAAAGTCAAAAGTATCGAAAGATGTTGCTACCAATAAGTCAAATATTGACTTAATCACTAATACTATCAATACTACGGATCCCCACTTGTTAAAACTGGGAGATCCTGTAACATTATTGGATACTTCTTCCGCAATTCCACAAAATGTTGCTGGAACAGTATCCCTGATTGTATCCTCAAATTCTTTTCAAATTAATATCACGAGTGGGTCTCTTTCTATTGATAGGGACTATGAAGTTAAACTGAATACAATTTTTGCAAGTCATAATGATCCAAATGTTGTTGTCAATAACTTTGTAGCCAACGTTCAAAACACATATATTGATAAATCCAGAGAAAACGTTTTTGTAACTTCTGGAAGTTTGCCAGCTTACGAAATTTACGCTAATAATCGCAAAAAAACTTTTACAAATTCGGATATTGCTGATAACTCAATTACAATTCAAAGTCATGGATTTTTTAGTGGTGATGTTGTAAAATATTCGCCAGTAAGCATTGGCCAAAGTTCTGTCACTGGTTTAAATACTGACGCAAACTATGCTATCACAAAAATTGATGAAGATACAATCAAATTATCTCAAAGCATTGGTGATGCTGCGGTAAAACGATTTCTTTCGATTTCGGGTAACGATACTGTAGATCACCAAATTTTGCCCATTGATTTAGCTGGAAAATCTTTAACTCATCAGAGTTTCTTAAGAAAATTCCCAGTAGAAGTTTCTCTTAATGAATCACCTCCAATTTTCCTTAACGAACCAGTTGGTATGTTTAGGAATGGTGTAGAAATTATGTCGAACCAATCTGGTGATTCAATCAGATATGGTACATTGAAGGATATTGAAGTCCAAAATGGTGGACAAAATTTTGACGTTCTTTTCCCACCTAATATCAACATTAGTGATGCAGTTGGTTCTGGTGCAACCGCATATGCCATCGTAGAAAATGGAAAATTTGAGTCTATCGAAGTTTTATCTGGTGGATATGATATTGAAGAAGTTCCAAACGTTGTAATTACTGGTGGTAATGGAACAGGTGCTGCAGCTGTTGCACGACTGAAAGAAGTTAAGACATCAAGAGATTTTAACCCAGATACGGGTGTAGATCTGGGTAATAATACGATTACCTTTATCAACAGACCTTTATTTGAAAATGGAGAATCTGTTTATTATAAAAAAGCTACTGGATTTGCTCCAGTTGGCGGATTAGTCGATAATTCTCTATATTACCTGCATAGAGTTAGTGACTTTGTTTTTAAAGTCATGTCAACATATGAGGATGCCATTGCTGGAATCAATGAAATTTCTCTAACTTCAAGAACTGCTGGTACTAATATATTTGAATCAACTAAAGTTAGAAAAGTTGTGAGTTCCATTGTGGTAACTCAACCAGGTTCAAACTATTCTAATAGAAAGACAGAAGTAAACAATTCTTTTTATCCACCGATTGACTATACCACTGAAGATGATATTAGATCTGGTATTAACACGGCTAATGATTATGTGTACTTCAAAAAACATGGATTTGAAGATGGTGATTTAGTAGAATATTCTTCTTCTGGCCCAATCACTGGATTGGATACAACTCAAAATTATTATATTTTAAAACTTGACGAAGATAGATTTAGATTGTCTTCAGCTGGAATTGGATCTACTACGACTAAAGAAAATTACAATAAGAAACAATATGTAAAACTTGATGATATTGGAAGTTCTACACACACATTCAAATATCCTGATATCCATGTAAGTATAGAAACAATTAGTGGGTTTGCAACAGCATTCTCTCAACCAAGGGTAAGACCAGTTTGTCTTGGTCAAATTGTTCAGTGTCCGTTAACGGCTGTTGGTACTGGATATGGATCTACTGATACTCTAAACGTTCATAGAAGACCAGATGTCACCATATCTAATGGTGCTAGAGCACTTTTAGATATTGTTATTGATAATGGTCAAATTGTTCAGTGTTTTATCAAAGATGGTGGCGGTGGATATGCTTCTCCACCAACAGTTAGAATTGATGGTGACGGAAAATATGCAAAGATTGTACCAACCGTAACCAATGGTGTTATTACCGGCGTTAATATTGTAGATACTGGAAAAGGATATACATCTCAAAATACTACAGTAACAGTTGTTCCTTCTGGTCAAGGAGCCAAACTTTCAGCTGACGTTAGTGAATGGAAAGTAGATTTTGTTTCCAAATATAGAAAGAATATCAATCAAAATGATGACGGTATTTTAATACCCAGTCAAAATGAAAACTTTGGATTAAAATACGTTCATGCATATGCAGCGAGAAAATTAAGATTAGTTCTTCAGGATAATCTGGAGGATGATTATAGTGAAAAGACTAACTTAGTCCACTCTCCAATTTTGGGATGGGCTTATGATGGATCTCCAATTTATGGCCCATATGGTTTTGGTACAAGAACTGGTGGTGCTGTTAGAAGAATGATCCCTAGTTATACTCTTGTAACTAAGGGTAACAGACCACCCACGGGTGTTTATCCAACAGGATTCTTTGTTAATGATTATGTTTACACTGCTGACGGTGATCTTGATGAATTTAATGGAAGATTCTGTAAAACGCCAGAATTCCCAGATGGTGTATATGCATACTTTGCAACCATTCAAGCAACTGACAGTTCTGCATCGCCATTCGTAAACACAAGAGAACCAGCTTTCCCATACATTCTCAATAACTTCAAGTATAAACAAGATAATTTTAATAGAAGACCTGGATCAACACAG